ATGGCCCCCCGGTTACGGTTCAGTGATGGTGGCGGTATTGATGCGGATCAGCGCACCGGCAAAAAACTCCGCTGCGGGCAGCTCCAGATCGGCGCCACTGCCCGGCACCCCGACATCAAGATCCGCCACAAAGGCCCCATCCCGGTCAACAATGCGCCCCCAGGTGGGTGCGCCGCTGGCGGTGGCCATCTGCTCGGCCAGTGGTTTCAGGGTCAGCACCCCGCCGCTGATCGTCTTGGCGCAAGGGTGGCTGAACGTCAGCGCCACCAGAGCAAGCTGGTCAGTCGTGGCCGCCCCCGGTGCCGGTTTGGTGCCGGTGTAGATGGTCAGCTTGGCACTGGCCCCGCTGCCCGTATCAATGGCCGTGGCCAATAGCTGGGCGCGACTGGTGCGCAGCCCTTCGGCATAGGAGATCATGGTTATTTCCTCTTGAGCGGGGCAATCATGGGGAACGGCTCGGGCGCCACACCACCGCCAGGCGGATAGGGTTTTGGCGCCTGATAGTCGGCGGCCACCGCGTTGTAATCGGCAGGGCCATATGCCGGATCATCCTGGGCGACCACCATATAACGGCGATTCAGCCACAACAGATCGAACCGATAGACCCCATCCGCTGCGCGGCTGTAGGTCTCGCCAACCAATTCGCCATCTTGGGTGAAGCAAAGTACCCGGCGCCGCACTCCCATCCCGCTGATAGTCACCGTACTTTCAATAAACCCCTGCTCCACGTTGCGCACCCCATCGCGGATCCAGAAGTAATCCCGCCCCTTGCAGATCACTCGCTGGCTCATCTGCTGGATACTCAACGGGCCAGGATAAAACGGCGGTTTCCCTTGCCACGCCACATCTTGCGGCAGGAACTGGGCGCGGGTCTCCTGGTTGGCCACGGTAACGGTCATCGGGGTGGTGAACAGCACATAGGTAAACTCGACTTGGAGCGGGACAAATTCAGTCCCTATCCTGTCCAGGCGGTCTCCCGGTTGCAGCTCTATCCATATCTTGTATTGAGATGAGGCAATGAATTGCGTTGAGCGGGCAAACACCTTGGTCTGGTAGTAGCCAAACACTTGCCCATTGATAGCGGCCAAGCCGAGATAGGGTGCATCAGCTGGCCCTTGAGTGGTCACCCCGCCCACCGTCAATTTGGCCACACCATTGAGGTAAGCCAGCTGGGCAACCACAGCGCCAGCAGTATCCATCAGCACACCCGTCTGACCTGGCAAGATGCTCCGGGCCAAGACGTAGGATGGCGCAGTGCCGGAAGCCACCAACCCAACCCCAGGTTGATGGGCAATGGCGGCACCAGCAGGCACGCTCAAATCCGGCTGCAAGGAGGCAAACTGCTCTGCCGTCAGCGCCGCAAAGTCCCCATTAAACCCAGGTGGCCCGCCTGCAATGCGCAAATAGGTTTCAGCACGGCAACCGTTGCCACCTGTATAGGTCTCGTAGGAGCGCATATTGCTAAAACGCAGGGTCGTCACCATCGCCATATTGCAGGTCAGGGTAAATGACTGGTTGCGATGCTGACCGCCATCATCGGTATAAATCAGGCTGGTTGGGGTAAAGGTCAGCTCGCCATAGGTTCGCGGGTATGCGTCTCGCTGGGTGGCTTTGGTCAGGCTGGCAAGGCTTGGGCCGTACCATAGCCCGCTGCGATAGGTGCCATCTGTGCGGGTGCGAAGGGCGGCGACCACATTGCCCGCCGCATCCAGAAACTCCAGATCCATATCGCACAGGTCGTTAGTCCAGCAGGCGTTGGATGCCCCAATCTTCAACCGATACCCAATGGGCTTGAACGGGATAGACCCACCCCATACGCCGGTATCAGCGGCACCGCTCTTGTTATAGGCATAACGAAACAACCCGATATCGGCGGTATCGCCAAACCAGTCTGCCCATTCCGCCCGCCGGTCGCGGTTACATCAAGCGCGGCATCGTAGGTAATGGTCTGGGCAGCCGATAACATCAGCCACCCTTTGGACGGCAGGAAAGTCGCCATGACTTACCTCCAGGGGCCGGTGATATCGAACCCAATCAGTGAGCGCGGATCAGCGTTGTAGACGTTGGTCTGATAGAGACCACGAATAAAACGTACCTTTTTTCCCGGTAAAGCAGGCAAGTCACCAAAGTTTTTACGGTGCCAAGCTGTGATATCACCGTATGGCACGATAAGACCTGGCATATAGCCCCGCAGATGGTTTCCATTCTCCAGCACCATGCAGGGGTCGGTAGAAAAGTAGAATCCATTATCAGGGCCATTAGGTACGGCTAAACCAGACCCAAATCGCCCAAACACTCCCTTTAACCACCAGGAGGTGGTACCAAACAATTGATGATAAGGGCGTGCTATCGCTCGCTGGCCTGACTGGTCAAAGGTGGTTAACGGTGTCCCCCAGTGATTTGGGCTGCAATAGTCTCTGTTTGACCAACTAATTTGACCATCAGCGGCGTTAGTGGATGGATAGTGGCAGAGTACGGCATGGTAGCGATCCCCTGGCCTTATTGAGCGGATATATCCCGCACAATAGACGGTTTGAAAGCTGTAGTTACCAATAGCGGGCAGCCAATAAAATAGCTGTTGATCGCCTATCAGATCCCAGACTTTTGATGCGTATCGTTGGGTTGCTGGCCAACGGTGCTCGTAGATGGTGGTGTAGGTATTGATATCCACCACATCCTCCACCATCGCTATTTTGGCAAGGTAATGGGTGGAGCCATAAGTGCCCGTCCATCCAGTGAATGCGCTGTTATCAATTCGCCACGATACATTGCCCGACTCACTGACATTGGTGGGACGCACGATAAAGATCTTCCCGTCACCGCTCTCATGGGTGATCGTCCAGCCCAGCGGCGCCACCTTCATGGTCATGGCTGCGCCTGTACCTGGGGCGCCGGGGTTGCCGCCATCCAGCTCAAACCAGACCTGAGTAGCGGTGACCTGCATCACCCTATGCTCGCCGTTGTAGGCGGCAGGCGATACCCCTCGACCTGGATAACTGAGTCTTGCAGATAGGCATGACCACCGGTAAAGGTCGACATCGCCCACCCCGTGGCAGTATCGAAAGCCAGCGCGTTGATGGTCAGGGTGCCAAAGCCGGTGACCAACACCGCCTTGAGCAGCGCCGCCAGGGCGCCCTCTGCGGTATCGCCCAAGCTCGGGGCGCCTTGCATTTCACTTGCAAACCATTTGACCTTGTATTCAGCCATCGCTTTTATCTCCACGGGCAAGGCGCAACGCCTCACCGGTTAACGGTTGACGTTGCCCCTGAGCTGGGCCTCGAAACGGTCGGTATCTACCGCTGCCACCGACTGCAAGATGGTGCGGATAAACCAGATCGGGTAATTGGCGGCGTAGGTGTTGAAGCGCAGCACATTGCCCGCGGCCCAACCAGCCCCCCAACCGCGCCGGTCAAGCCTGAAATAGGGCTGGCCGTTGTTGGGGTTGATGGGAGCAAAGTCGGTATTCACGTCCCCCACCGCAATTTGGCCCACATGCTCGCCGACCAAAATAAACGTGGTGGTGGTCTGGAAGATGATGGCCCAGCGCTCTTGCAGGGTCGCCCGGTTGGTCACCACGATCGGGAAATCCGTGTCGTTGTATTCCGCCGTGCAGGGGTCGCCAATCAGAAAATCAGACCAGTTATTTGTCCAGGTGCGCTGGTCGAACAGCGCCCCATAGCGGGCCCACAGGTCACCAATAATGAGGGCGCTGGAGACCAGGGCATCCGCCGCCTCATAGTTGTGACTGAGTGGCCGTGCCAGGGTGATGCGGCCAGAGATCTCCACATCGGTGACCAGGCTCATATCCTCGACCCGGTGAACCACGGTCAGCGGCTCCACATAGCCGGTTAGGTTCAGCGGGCTGGCCAAGGTCACCATCCCGCTGTTCATGTTGACGCTGTAGAGCTGCGGCGCCAGCTCCTTGCCGTTCTTATCCTCCACCCGGCAATAGGCCAGCCGTTCGCGCCCGGTGTTGAGCTGCTGCCCAGCCTGTACCCCCATGGGGAAGGCGCTGCGCTTGGTGGAATGCACCACCACGATGTAACCCTTGCGAATGAAGGGCACCCGGCCATCGGATGACAGGCGCACCGGATCCAGCTTGATGAGATCCGCATCGAGCGGCAGATAGCTATACACCACCGCATTAAACCGGATGGTGTCAGCCACCACCGACAAGGGGCGCCAGATCTTGCCATCGACCACCCTATCTGGGTCGTACCAGGGTTTCCCCTCGTTGCCCGCTGCCATCACCAGGCGGCCAAAGCGCACCGATACCACCCCGGTCTGATAGTCCACCTTGCCAGTTACATCCGTGCTGGTGATGGTGCCATCGCCGTTGGCGGTCACCTCAAATCGGCGCCCGTCTGCGGTGTTGCCGCTCAGGTAGAGGCTGGATGGCGCAATGGGTGCCCCCGGCGTCCTGAACGTCACCTCGTCCACCGTCTGGGCTACCAGGCTGGTGACCAGCGAACTCAGGGCAGGTACGGGCGCCGCGCCAGGATTCCAGACCGTGACGGTCACCTTGCCGGTGGCGTAATCCAGCGTCCCGGCCTGCTCACCGGCCCCGGTGGCGGGGTCGATGTTGCGATAGAGGATCCCTTGCCTGTCCACATAGACAGACCCGCCCAGCGCAAAGCGCACTGAGTTGGCCAGGATCGCCTCGCCGTTGCGCGGGGTGATATCCAGCACCAGCGGGGTAGCCTTCACGGTATCTTGGCCCGCTTGGCTTGCATTGTTGCTGCGGTACTCCACCTCGACCCAACCACTGTCGTCCACCGGGAACAGGTAAGCCGCCTGCACGTAGTAGATCTCCACCAGTGTCCAGCGCTGGCGGGCAATGGTGTTGCCGTGGCCATCGCCATAGGTGCCGATAGTGCGCCACTCATAGCGAGTTTTCGGAATGCCGCCCTGGCCATCCGGCTTGATGGTGATCTGGCCGGTGGTGTAGTTGACGGTGCCCCGTTCAACCCCTGCCGCATCCAACAGCTTGCCCGCGCCGTTGTCGCGCACACTGATGATCGGGTCACGGGTAGCGATCACCAGTTCGGTATCGTCCTTCACATCCTCATAAAGGGCATTCCAGCGTACCGATACCATTCGGGGGGTCAGGTTCTGCTTGGTCAGCTTCAGGGTGATCGTCCCGTCCGGGTTACGGGCCGGGTAGTCAAAGCGTTGGGTATCCGGGTCGCCGTACTGGTAAACAACCTGGTATTCCTGACCACCATCTGGCAGGGTCGCCACCCGCAGGGCCAGATCGCCGGTCACATAATTGATGGTGCCGGTAGCATCGCCGGTCAGCTGGCCAGCCCCGTTGTCGATGGCGGTTTTGGTCGCGCCACCGGCTTGCCAGGTCATGGTCAGACTGTTGGGGGTGATCCCCTCATGGGCCAGCTTATGGGTCAGCTGCACCGGATCCAGCACCATGCTGGCACGGTTGAGGTAAGAGACCTTGGTACCCCAGCTGAACATGATCGCGCTGTTCACATCCGGCAGTGCCCCCAGGGTCAGCACCACAGAACCGGTGGTGAAGTTGAGCAGGCCAGAGCCATAGGATTTGTCCTGGCCAAACAGCTCCCCGCGCCCGTTGTCTTTCAGGTCGTACCATTTGCCCTGGGCCAGATAGCTGACGGTCAGCGAACCGGGGCAAGGGGTAGGCAGCAGGGTCGCAGTGTAGGCATAACCCCGGTTGTTGGCGGCGATCTGGATCTGGGCAGTATCAGCGATGCGCGACGGCATCACTGCCGGGCGAAAGCTCACGGTTTTGCTGGCCGCGCCATAATTCGGGCACTGGCTGTTGAAGGTAAGCAGGCCGCGCCCGTAGTCGATAGCCCCCACCACGGTACCGACCAGGAACAGCTCGCCGCCCTTGTCGGTGATCACTGCCGCGCCGATGGTGACCGATACGCTGCCCGGCATGGCACCAATCCCCAGGAACAGCCCCTGACTGGGGCTGACCGGTGAGGTGGTGGTGAAAGTGTGGGGACTGCCCACCCCGGACTCCAGCAGGGCTCCCAGCTCACCGGCAGCGGTCAGATCCACCACGGGGGTTTCACTGCGGGCACTGGGTACCAGCTGGGTGAAGATGGTCTTGGCCTGCACCCGCATTGCGCCCAGCGCCGCATCCGCGACCAGTTTGGTGGTCGAAAAGTAGTTCGCCGCATCAGCCACCACGGTTTCCCGCAGGGTGGTCTTGGTGGTTGCCTGGTCATAGGGGCTGGGCTGCTCCCCTTCAAAGGTGTGGCGCAGCGGGTCAGTGATCACGCAAGTGACCACGTTGCGGGTGAACTCACCCTGGTAGCCAGCCACCCCGAACTTGCGCAGCTCGGCGGTTACCCGGTCAACCCGTACATACTGCTCAACCTCGCTCCCCTTCCCTTCGTTGCCGACCAGCACCAGCACCTCCCCGACCTCCGGCAACCGCACCTCAATGCGTTGCAGGATGCGGATCGCCCGCTGCCCTTCCAACTGGGTATCGTAGAGCACCCCCTGCCACTTCGGGCCTCTGGCCTGATAGCGCTCCAGAGTGTTGCGGGCGTTGCCTCTGGTGTCGTTGTGGTCTTTGGTGGTCATCAGCGTCAGGTTGACGCTGGGGTCACTGGGCGGCAGCAGCACCATGGCATTGGCGCCATAGTAGGTGTCGGTGTCGTCCGTCTGCACCGCCAGAAACGCCTTGCGCATATTCACGGTGCCATAGGCCCGATCCATATCGCTGATATCGGGAAACAGGCTGTTATGGTTGCCGCTGATGATCTCGCGGCCAGTGATGCGACCACCACCGTCATCGGTATCAACCAAGCGCTGGCTGGCCAACAGCACGATATCGCCAGAGAGAATGGTCATGGGGTTACCTCTGTGAGATTCAGGGTCAAGGCATAGGGGTCGTCCCCTTCCGGGTCGGCCATCTCGATCAGTGGCATGGCCACCACACCAGGGCGGCGCCACATCACGGTGCGGGCCACGCCATCGAGCAGGGTCAACGTCATCAGCCGGGCCACCTGTGCCTCCAGCACCTTGAGCTCCTGCACCTTGGCGCGGGAGCAATGCCCACTCAGGGTCAGCCGTCCCTCGGGCTTGGCGGTCTCCTCCACCAACAGGGCGCCGCTCAGGGTCGGGGTCACCACCTGCTCGACCGGCGCCCACTCGAACTCGTCGCGCCAGACCAGATCATCTGGCAGCAGCACGCTGTTTAAGGTCACGTTCATTGGCGAAGTCCTTGCTGTTTAAGAAGGGAAATCAGGGCATTCGCATTGGCCTCATCGGCCTGCAGTTCGGCCGTTCCCCCTGCCCCTTTGAGCTCGATGGTGATCCGCTCGGACAAGGGCCTGCGTGTCCCTAGGGTGTTAGCGCTGGGGGTAGATGGCTCTGCAGTTGGGACTGGTTGCTGGGCGGTGGCCTGATTGGTTTTGGCACTCTCTTTGGCCAATGCTTTGTTGAGCTCCTCTTTGAGGCGGGTCTGCATCGCCTCCATCTCTTTTTGGAACTTCTCGCCGTAATACTTGCTCCACTCGCTGTAGGCCGGAATATCCTTGACCTTCCGGCTGTAGCGGGCCAGCTCCTCCTCCACCCCGGCCAGGGTATTGGCCAGCCCCTCGGCATTACCGCGCAGGCTGTTGATATCCACACTCTTGTAGTAGAAAGAACCGGCGTTCACGGTGCGGGTGATATCGCCTCGACCACCGCCCCCGCCGCTACTGGCAAGGCTGGCATTGGTCTGCTTGGCTTCATCCTGTACCCCTTTAAGCCCCGCCCGCATCGCATCAGTAGCGCCTTTGGCCCGTGTGGCCGCTTCGTCAAAGCCATCACCAATGGCCGCGACGGCCTGCTTGGTATCGCCGCTCCCCCCTTTCACTTTGGCCATGGCATCGGCGGCGATGGCCATGGAGCGGGCCAGCGCATCTCCGGTGATCTTGCCCTGGGCGGCCAGTTGCTTTTGCCGCGCGATCACCGCATCGATCTCGGCGGTGGTCTTGGCGCTGTTGTAGGCGGCAGCCAGTGCCTCCTCGATGGCGGCGCTACTGGCACCCGTGTGAGCCACCAATACATCCAGGGCGCCGATGGTCTTCTGAAAACCCTCACCGATACGGCCATTGGCCTGCTCAAAATCGAGGCCGAGCACCTTAAACGCCTCTGCCAGTTTGGCTGGGCCATCGGCTGCGGTTTGCTTGGCCACGGCATTGATCTCGGCCAGATAATCACGGGTACTCTTTGCCTCATCCCCCAGCGCTTTAACGGCGGCGGCGCCTTGTCGCCAGCTTCCGGTGGCCTCGTCGTAATGCACCTTGCCCTCGGCGACCAAGCGATCGAGATCCGCCATGCTGGTGATGGCAAAACCCAGCTCCGTTGACAGAGCGGCAAACTGACCATTGAGGCGGGCCTGAGTCTCGGAGCGCAGCGCTTGCGCCTCCCGGAGTGCCAGCTCAGCCTGCACCAGCTGACGCAGGGCAGAGGCGAACTGGGTGATCTGGATGATGGACTCGACCGTCACAGCGGCCAGTAGCCCATTGACGGCTGCGCCCAGCACCCTGACCCCTATCGCCGCACCGGCTGCAGCCGTGCCCGCAGTCGTCATGCCGCCTGCTGCTGTCGCGGTCGCCACAGGCATGGCAATAAACTGGGCATAGAGGCTGCGCAGATTACCAATCCAGCCCGCGATTTTCAGGCCGACCCAAGCCTGGGCCAGCGCAGTCAGCGCGGTGCGCCACTCATAGAGGGTCTGGATCAGTGACTTGAGGGTTTCCCCCATGGAGATAAAACCATCGGAGAGGCGCTTGGCCCACTCCTGTAGGCGGCCACCCCTGGCCATCGCCTCAAATTCGGCATTAAGGCTGGCCAGCTGGCTTTTGAGCCAGACCAACGCCCCGTTCTCGGCCACCATCCCGTAAAACTTGGCGAGGTTGTCTTGGGCATTGGAGATAAGCCCGGAAAGCAGACTCATGTTGTCGGCAGCTGCACCGCGCGATTGGGCCGCAATCTCGTTCATCAGGGCAGAGATGGTCTCGCGGCCCAGCTTGCCTGCCTCAGAGAGCTTCTGCAGCTCGGCAGTATTCTTGCCAGTCACCTGCTCTAGCATCTGCCAGACCGGCACGCCCCGCTCAATCAGCTGCAGGATCTCCTCACCCTGCAGCTTCTGCTTGGCCCAAGCCTGGCCGAGCGCAAGGGAGATACCCTGCACCTCTTCAAAACCGCCGCCCAACTTGAACGCCTGATCGACAATGCCCTGCATGGCCCCCGCCATGGGGTCGATGCCGAACGCCTTGAGGCGCACGAACACCTGGGTGACTTCACTGAGCTGCAGGGGGATATTCTTGACAAAGTCCTGGATCCAGGCTGACGCCTCTTTGCCACCGGCAATCGACCCCATCACCGCCTTGAGCTGCACATCGAGGCGCTCGGCCTGATCGCCAGTCTGGAACATGGCCATCAGTTGGCTGGTGAGGGTCTGGATACCGAACCAGGTACCTGCCAGCGCCACCAGGCGGCCGGTCAGACTGCCGATGGCCCCCTGCAAGCCACCGGCCTGCTGACTACCCTGGCTAAACTCGCGTCCCAGTCGCTCGGTCTGGGCGACACTTTTGGTCAGCTCACGCTGCAGGCGCTGCTGTTCCTGGGCAAGGTTCCTGGTATCGAGCCCGGACTGCTTAAGCCCAGCGTGGAGGCGGGTATGACTGGCGGATTGAGCGACCAGCTGGCGCTCCAGCTGCTTGACCTCGGAAGTCAGCAACCGCTCTTGTTCGGCCAGCGCCTTGGCATCGCCACTGCCTGCTTGTTGCTCACGGCGCAACTGCTCCAGCTTGTCACGGCTGAGCACTGTCGCCAGTTCGAGCTGGGTCAGGGCGGCTTTGGAGTCATTGAACTGCTGGATCAGCGCCTGCTGGCGGCTTAACGATTCGAGGCTCTCGGCCAACTGCGCCGTTTCGGCGGCCGTCTCGTCCGAGATAGGGCCCAGCTCCTGCACCTCACCCACCAACGCGGCCAGGTCTTCCCGCCCGGTGACTTTAGCCGCCAGCTCCAGGGCAAGTTTGAGGGTGGTAGAGGTGGACATGGGACACTATCTCGTTAAAGTGCGATAGCTCCCATTTTGAAATTTATCTGTAGGTTTAAGGGTTTATGGTGGATTAAAGAGTATTGCGTCCCAAACGGTACACTCGTATTATTCGGTGGTCACTCGACGTTAGGCACTTGTGTTTTTTGAGTCGCTTAGCGTTCCACTTGTCACATTGTGATGCCATGCGACTCGCCACGTGTCCCAATGGTTCCAATGGTTCCATGGGGTCTATGGGGTCTATGGGGTCCACGAGTTGCCGGTTAGTTTAAGCCATGCGCCTTGCGCTAGGACCCGTCGAGTGCGTGTGTGGAGGGTGTGTTATGTCTAAAAAACGTAACCGCCTAGTTAAGGAGCACACTGAGAATACAGCCGCCAAGTATAGCTATCGCACCGCTGTGATCATTTTGATTACAGAAGTTGTGAAGCTGTTCAATGAGCACTTCTCAGAACTCGTTAACATGGCTTTTAACTACCTTGTCGGAATCTTAAGCCATCGTGAACGAACCAAGATGGACTGTAAAGTTTGAAGCTAAACCTGGCTCTTGGGTCTACGTACCAACAAAACAGGTTGCTGACTATGGTCGACTGGTTCACGATGAGCTACTAAAACGCTATCGCTACCCTCGTTATTACTTTCACCTTCAATCAGGTGGCCATTTAGCCGCCTTACAATATCATGTTGATGACTATTTTTTCGCTCATCTTGATATCAAGAACTTCTTTGGAAGCATAAGCCGCACTCGCATTACTCGAAGTCTAAAAGATATCCTCAGCTATCCGATCGCTCGAGATGTTGCCAAAAAGTCAACTGTCCCTGTATCGAATGGGCAAAGCTATAGCCATTGTCTGCCCTATGGATTTGTTCAGTCTCCTCTATTGGCATCCATTTGTTTACATCGTAGCCATTTAGGAAATGTGATAGAGAGATTACATCAAACTGGTTATGTGCGTATCAGCTTGTATATGGATGATTTGATAGTGTCAGGGATGAATGAATCCATAACAAAAACGGCCTTTGAATTGGTCAAAAAAGCCGCATCGAAGTCTCATTTTGAATTAAATCAAACGAAGGAAGCAAAACCGCAACCACTTATTGAGTGCTTCAACATTCGTCTTTCTCATAGATGTTTAGAAATCACAAATAACCGGCTCATCTCGTTAGCAGAACAGTATAGAGCATCTGACAATGATTTTGTGCACGATGGCATCACTGGCTACATAAAATCAGTTAACCCAGCTCAATTAGCTATTTTCTCACAGCTTATATAAAGCTAATGTCGGTAGACACCCAACCGATAAATCTCTTCCATCATATCATCACAGTTCGCTCCACATAATTCCTCTATCCCCACAGTTTGCTCGCTAAATCACTGACAACCTAATGACCTGTCATTTCTGACAGTGGCAAGTGGGCCTAGGCGATCAAAACTTAGATTTACTTGTGCTGAAGGTATGGATGAAATGCATCAATTTGGCGTCTGGCATGAAGGGGGGCACCACACTATACAAGGGCTGCCGATCCTAAAACATCTATTGCGCACACTCCATGGCGATGTGATGGTGCGTTATGTCTGCCGTGCCGATACCCCTTGCACCCTGTTTCTGACCATCAAAGATGGCGTGCCATACCAGAAGTTCAAAGAGGGTACTCCGCCGCTTGATTGGCAATGGTTAGAGAAATCCATTCTGCCCCTTTCAGCCTCATCTCAGCCACTGGTCATGATTAAGCGGCTGGCATGGCGTTAAACACCAAGCACCTCTAATCGCTCTGTGTCGAGACACACTTTCGTGATTTTACTTGATGGTTATGTGCGGCAAATCACACTTACCAGCCCCTGATTTAGAGCTCTAGCACTAGTCTTAAAGTGTAAGCAGGAAGCGATCATGGTGGTGAGCTTTGCCAGCTCTGCAGTCCCCATACATAAATGGAGAGTGCGATCATGGAAAAAATTCCCTGTCTAATCTTGGCAGTCTGTATAGGCCCCCTTACTGGCTGTTCAAGCATACCGGACAAGTTAGCCGAATCTACAGCCATCGAATGGCCCTGGCCCGACAACAAACCAGGCGATAATGCCCAAGCTGAATATCTAAAAGCAACGGCGTATTGCGTCAAACTCCAGCAGTATTACGCCGCAGGCGGTAGTTCTACCAAAGCAGCAAAATTCGGTCTGGCAGCACTAGGTACAATGGCTGGCGCAGTCTTTGCGCCTATAGCCACGGGATCAGCAGCAATTGCATGGTCTGGCTTTTCGGGGGCGACCAATGCCCTACAAATATCCTATGACCAGTCCTTTGACTATGCCCTTGTGACGGCTCGGCGAGCACAAATTCAGAGAGAGATGGAAAAGGGTCAAGATGCTTATGCTGAAAAGCCAACGGTTCTAAGTGCCATTAATTTGGCATCCAGATGTGCCATGGCACCGGCACAGGTTGACCAAGCATTTATGGCTACGCTTAACGACTTAAGAAACAGCGGAAAAAAACCAGAGGTGGTAAAACCACCAGTAACCCCAGACAAAAAATAAGCAAAAAAGAAATAATGGAAAACGGCGAGTTTCCTCGCCGTTTTCCATTCCCGCGCTTTACACCGTCACCGGCCGATCTACATAGAATGGGGCGGTCTCGCCATCCACGCCAGCAGTTCTCCCTCCAGCTCGATCTCGATGGGCTTGTCGCTCATAAAGTCCACTGCCTTCTTGGGGGACAAGCTGGCACGGGGCACCGTCAGTTTGATGGCCTCGCCGCTGACGATACTGCGGCCATCAAGCAGCAGTCGCGCCTTGATCTCCGGCTGGATATTGCCCGCGATGCGGGTACCGGTCACAGCATTATAGGACCCGCTGACCGTCAGGCTGCCGCCATCCGCTACCGAGCCCCCCTTGATCGCCCGTACCAGCCCGAGCGCATAGTTGACCTCGATATCGGTACCCACTACCAGCGCCGTGGCCCCTTCCTTGATGGCCAGGCCAGTCGAAGCAATATTGCTTTTGCCGAGCGGAGCCCACTTCGGCCAGGCGGGCAGCACGACCGGCAGATCTGTCAGCGTCCCGGCCCCCTGATTGATGGGGCTCTCCAGACCCATAAAGGCAGCGGCCAGCAGCACGGGCGGGATCTCGGTGGTCTTGATGGTGACCATGGCAGGCTTGGGAATGTGATAGTTCTCCCGCGCCTGACCGTATTGCCCCTTGCGCTTGCTGGGAATCGAGATCTTCTGGCTGTCGGGTTTCACTTCCAGGCTATCCACATCAATGGGACCAATCACCCCGGCCGAGACCCCGTTGGTAAAGGTCTCGATAAAGAGATCCCCTTCCAGGTGCAGTGTTTCGCTCATCATCGCTCTCCTTTGAATGTCACTCTGGTGGTAAAGGCAGATAGAGGCCACGACAAAACTCCCCTCCTCCAGGTCTTCCTCGATCCATTCCCTCTCCCCTTGGGAGAGGGTTAGGGTGAGGGGATACTGTCATGCGCCCCCTCATCCCCGGCCCTTCTCCCGCAAGGGGAGAAGGGAGCAAATAGAAGGCAGAGGGGTCATGCTCATCATTCCGTCAGCGTTCCCCTTTAAATTTCACTCGGGTAGTAAAGGCAAGTGGCAAATAAGCCGCTCCGCCGCTGTAACTGGGTTTGACCGGTGGGGTGACCCGGCGAAAGGTACTGTCACCACATGCTCGCCCACTGACGGCCTGCAGGATGCGGGCAAGCCACACTCCGGCACTGGCCTCCCTGGGGTTGGCACGATGCACCAGCACCAACAACCAGAGCTGATCAAAGCTGCTCGCCCGGCCTGACTGGGTGCCTTCGCTCTCACGTTCGCCCTGATAGACCACATGCACCGCCGGAGTGTGCTGGCCCAGATTGGCGATGGCTGCCACATCGGTGGCCACAAACACCTCCTTGAGCCCCGCAGGTTTGAGGGGGGCGAGCAGCTCACGCAGCCGCTCGCCCGCCTGCAGGTAGTCGAGTTCGGTTCCAGGCTGGTTGGCGGGTTGGCTCATAGAAAGCCCCCCTTATCGCGCCCCTGACTCCGGCCAAAGACGCGCCCATCCGACTGCAGTTGAGCCAGATTCTGGCTCTCCAGGGTGGCGCCATCGGATGCCAACCCCAGCGCCAGCTCTCCCTTGCCAACCGATTTCAGAAAGGCCAGGGCCGCCTCGTTCCGCTTGGCTATCTGCTCCGGTGCCTGTTCACCATAAAGACGGTGCCGGGCAATATCGGCGCAGATAGGTACCAGGGCACTCGGGATATGGGCCAGCGGCAAGGGATAGCGACCCGCCAGATAGCCATCGATCAAGGCGCCTGCATCCTGCAGGGCGAGGCGCAAGGCCACCTCGTCCAGCTCACCGGTCGGCGTCATGGCCAGACGCAGCAACTCGGCCTCGCCAAAGCGGATCACCATGTCATTGACGCTGGCATACATATCACTGCTCTCCGTCCTGGCCGGATGGCTGCTCATCCTTGACCGGGTATTGCACTTCGGTCGCCGCAATCGCCGTCACCAGCTCGGCCTTCTTGAGCTTGGCCGCCTCCGGGATACCCATCTGCACCGCCAGCTCGCGCAGCTCATCGACCTTCATCTCGGCCAGCGGCGTGACCTTGCCCGCCTGGGTGGCGTCACTATTCTGGGTGGCAACACCGGCCAGATAGTCCGAATCGGTCATGTCGCCCAGTGTTACGTCCAGATCCCCAGGCGCCGATGGTGCATCACCTGCCTGAAGGCTGGTGTTTTCAGCCAACCGGACGACCACCAGACGCGGGTCGTTCTCCAGGGTCGCGCACTGCTCAGGCGACACAACCATCTCAGACTTGCCCGGTACAATCGGCAGGCCCGCGCGAAAATAGACCTGACGAACCATTGACCCTGTTTTGCAAAGAATGCCGACCCGAATAGCCAGTTCCATCTCTTGTTCCATCTCATGTTTTCCTCGTCGAATCTGATAGAGAGGCTGTTTAAACCGACGGTTAAACAGCCACAACACAGGGTTAGAGGTAGTCAGCCACCACCAGCTCCAGCTTGCCTTTCAGCTCGTTGCTGCTGCTGTTTGCCAGCTCTCGCTCCAGCATCTGAGTCGCCAGCTTCTCAAGGGAGGGAGGTACCACCAGCAAAGTGGCCTTCACCCCGAGCTTGCGGCCGCCATCGGCTTGAAACTCCCGCATTTTGGAGAAGGAATCCCACAGGTTGTCGGGGGTCAGCGCCCGCTTGTTGGCAAAGGCCAGCTGCCAGAAGCCAAAGCCTGCGGCATCACGGCAATCGACCCCGTAACGGAACTCCTTGCGGGTGAATACCGCCTCGTCATCGACCTTGGTCATGGCAATCAGCTGCTGCGACTTGCGATCCTGGAAGATGACCGGCTTGAGAGCACGGCTGGTATCGAGCAGGAACCAGGGCTCCCCCTGATAACCGGCATCCACCACCACGTTGGCGCTCAAAACAGGGGTACCGGTGCCATCGGCCTTGGGATAGACAGGGTGATCGGTGTCGAAGAAATACTGACCGTCATAGCAAGGCGTGGTGAAGCCAGCGCCCAGCAGGCCAAAGCAGAGCTCGTCGGGGTGGATCCCTGCCGCCAAACCCATCTCTTGAAACAGGGGGGCATAGATACCCAGCTCGTCATCTTCGATATCGTTGCGATCGACCGCCACGGTGGCCTCGAAGTCTTCGTTGACGATCTGGTAACCGTGCGCCTTCATCGACTCGATCACCCGATCACCAACCCACTTGCGCAGACTGGGGAACTTGCCCAGCCAGCCATAGGTGTTGGACTTGGTGGTCGATTTGATCACGGTAGCGATCTTGGTGTACTGGGCAGGCGCTTCACCCTTGGCATCTTCAAAGTTCTTCTTGAAGCCGGTGAAGAGGGCCTGCAACAGCGCGGGAGTAACAATGGCCATACGGGTGTTCCTTCTCTGGTTAAACAGGTTGGTCTGGCGGTCGCGTTCGTCCGATTACGCCGCTGCGCGGCTAAGCGAACCTACCGGCCTTTTGCCTTGGCAAACTCTTCGTAACTGATACCGAGTTGATCGGCGGCATACTTGTCATCTGCCGATAGCACCGCATTCTCCGCTCGATCGGGCAGGGTCACTTGGGTGGTCTGGCTGGCGGCCAGTGCCGCAATCGCCGGACGGGGCTCCAGCAACGCCTTGAGAGCAGCCACCCCCTTCTGGGCGGCATAGGCGGTCAAATACTCCTCTTCGGCGGCCACCACCTTGCCCTGGGTACGGGCTTCCTTGATCAAGGTCGCGGCATCCGTGGTCTCCACCTTGGCGCTCAAGGTGGCGACTTCCGTCACCAGGGCGTTATAGGTCTCCACCGGTACATACTTGGCCAGGTCAATCTGGCCACCCTGCCCTGTGGCGACGGTCGCCTTGAGCGCAGCCAGCGATGCGCTATCTACCGCCAGCTGCGCTTTGGTGGCAGTGAGTGCCGCCTCCAGCTTCGGCGCGCTCGCAGCGCTGGCCTGCAAGGTATCCAGAGCAGCCAGAGCAGCAGTCCCCTGCTCGGCAGTAAACTGGCCATCGGCACCCGGCTGGATGCCGAGTTTGCCGAGCAGCGCGATCAGGTGTTCGTTCATGGATTTCTCCTGTTGTGCAACATGGGATGAGGTGGCCAGCTGGCCGGGTTGGGTAGACATATGGCTTGACGCGGGTAACGCACTCAAAGCGGCAAGCGCCTGCATGCCCACCACACCGGGGTCATTGGTAATGGCAGTCATCCGCAGTTCCAGCGGGCGGCCCTGGGCGTCATAGGGAAAGACGGCAGAAAGGAATCGGTACTCTTTGGCAGCTACCAGGGCAGCAGCCCGCTCCGTCCAGCGCGGCTTGATAAAGAGGCCCTGCCCTTCGCGCCACTCAATTTCGTCGGCGTTGTACCAACCGGCCGCAGGGGCTGGCTGGCCGTTCTGGTCAGTCTTGAGGGTCTGGTGGTCGTAATCGATCAGGATGTCTTGCCCAAGGGCTTTGGCACGGGCAATCAGGGCAGCAGCGATCTGCCCGTCCAGTTGCCAGTGACCACTCGCCACATCGAACGGGCGACCATCACGGGCCTTGAACGGGCCGACCGGCAGCAGCTGGTACCAGCCATCGCCTTGAGGGGTGAGCTGCGCATCGAGCACCGCCAGCCGCTCCCCGCTGACGGGGTTGGCTTGGAGGATGGCCACGAAGGGCGCGGAGTATGGGGTCTTGGATATGTTCATGCCGCCATAGTGCGGCGGCATAAAGGGGGATGGGGTTTATGGTGGGTTACTCATACACCATTGTAATATTTTGGGCATCACGGAAAATAATGATATTTTACATTGAGTTATAAACATTATTTTTATCTATCTGGAGGCTACCTTGGCACGTGATGACTTTACAAAATCTGTTATTGAAACGTTAAAAGCCAGGGTTTCTCATCGATGTTCAAACCCTGATTGTCGTGTTCCTACATCTGCACCATCTAGTGGCAACAAGGCTCACACCATCGGAGTAGCGGCGCATATCTGTGCTGCATCACCAGGAGGCCCTAGATACGATGCTGAGATGAGCACGCACGAAAGAAAAGACATTAATAATGCCATCTGGTTGTGTCAAAACTGCTCAGTGAAAATTGATCGAGACCCTAATTCATTCTCTGTAGATCTTTTAAATAGTTGGAAAATTGAAGCCGAACGTAAAGCCACATTAGAGTTAGGTAAAAAATTACCCAGCGATGAAGAGGCCGTTAGTTTGCTAACAGCCGCACTAACAGGGCACACAAACAATGCAATAACAAATGTGATTCGCAATTCACACAAAGCGACTAATACAGCATTGGAAAACCTCGACCCCAGATTCAAAGTACAAAGTTCCTATAATAATGGCATTACAACATTCACTTTACATGCTAAAGAAAATATTCCTATTGCAATGACGGTTTTCAATAAAAAAGACAACCCTTATGACTTTAAAAAATTATTTGAACAAGGCCAATCACTTGAAATAGAATCGGGTGATTTGCGTTTAGAAGGTTCAAAGCTTCTAGAACAAATCACGGGAGAGAATAAGGGTTCATTTTACTTCGAACCGAACAAGCTCAAAGCTATACATAAGTTGTGGCTGGTTAACGAAAAAACTCATGAAACTTATTTTTTTGATGAGATTAATGGGCATGTATCTGTAGGTTCAAAATACCTTTCATACAAAGGTAGCGCATGTGACGGGCTTTTTGAGATAGGTTACTTAAAATCACGCAATGCTGCAGACAAAAAGACAACAATGAGTATGTCTTTAAAAATAGCAAAATGGAATAACGTAAACATAATAAACTTACCATTCTTTGAGAAACTAAAATGTCTTATATCTAATATAGCCAATGGCTGGATAGTTTTTACATCATTAGAAATAGATGGCGAAACCATACTAAAAAACACTGGTTCAAAATATGATGACAATGACTTCACTAACGAAGCATACGGCATACTTGAATACACAAACAATTGTAGAATTGTCGCAAGGAATTGTAAGAAGGACATCCTATTTTCATCATCCGTTTTAGTTTCACAGGAAGATTCTTTTTTTATCGCTGAACTAGCCCATGGATTGGAAAACACTATTACTTACAACGCTAGTGATATTAAAGAGAATCCCACATTGGAGTTAATAGCTGATAATGGATGTCAAAATATCCATAAAATTAAAAACTGCAATGACCCTGGGTCAATTAGAATAGTTCAATCATCAGGTGAAACCGTAAGAATATTTAACCAAGAAGTTACCTTGCCACCTAAAGTATTTGCTTTTGAATCTGTGATTCCTAGAGTCTTGGATGATATGGAAGAGATTAAAGAAAATGACCATGTTCTTATCGAACTGTCACCTCATGATAATTTTACAGCTCAGATATTTTACGAAAATGGCATATGCAGATAATGTTAACGGTTGATGAGCTCTGATCAATCAGGCTATATAACTTGTTTTTTATAAATCAAGATACATTTAAACGACAAGGGGATGAGCAAACTCTCCCCCTTGAGTTTTTTACTTTACATCACCCCCAGACCACGCTATCAATTGAGCGCCGCTGTATCGTAAGGTGAGCGGTGTAAGGCTGATCCGGTTGTGCCGGTCAGTACCCGCTCTGAGCCTATGCAGGCCGACGGGACTTCAACTTGAACCGAAGTCCGTCCGGCCACCATCCAATCCATACCGTCACGGACTTCAATATCAAACTGATTGAGGTCACGACCATGGGTAACATCGCCAAACAACGCCACCAAGCTGCCGTTCGTCAATCCTTTCACTGCTTCTATTGCGGACTGCCAATGTGGGAAGCCTCCCCTGCCGCACTGATGCAGCAATATCGCCTCACCCCTGCCGAAGCCCGGCTGTTGCAGTGCACGGGGGAACATCTGCAGCCACGCGGCGAAGGTGGCTCGAACCAGACTGTCAATATCGTGGCCGCCTGTCGGCACTGCAACGGCACCCGCCACAAAACGCCCAAGGTGCTATCCCCTGAGCAGTATCAGAAAAAGGTTCGGGCGCGGGTGGGTAAAGGGGGCTGGTTTCCGAAAGGGATCACCAGCAAGGTCAAGGGGAACAAAACCAATGGTGTTTAAGGCTGTTTAACCGCGCCAATGGTCAACACCTTGCTATCAGGCTGACCATCCACCCTGGCGGGTGATACCAACGCAGTATGGCGCATCACAAGCGCGCAGTCCGAACAGGGCTCCCATGGGGAACCCATTTAATGTGCGATGCCTACCACATCGCACACATTATGCTTGCTTTGCCCAAGAGATTAAGACTCTGACAACCTGTAAGACATTGAGTTACTACCAACTTCAAGAATCTCAATAGTTACACCATCCATCTTTAACTTTTTATCTGCAGGATTAAATTTAAACTCTGCAGTATTAGGTAGTAGTGCATATACTTGCGCCTCTGGTTTTTGATATTGCGTTACAACTGTATTGCTATTTGTTGTACCAACGGCACTGTAATTATTTACATTGAGCGTTGAAAATGAATTAGTGTTTGCCACAACACTATTCCTACCATATCTGGTAAATACACTCTCATTGGATTGAATTTTTACATCTGTAAATCTCAAGACTGCCATACCGTCAGAATCAAATCCCATAAAACGCAACTCTGACATGCCCTCTTGGACTTTACCTCCATAGAGGTCAGCTTTGCCAAATACATTTGGCAAATCGCGAGTCTTGTTTACTGCATAGATTTCACCACCGACATACACTGTCTGAGGTTGATGAAATGCTTTTGAGTAATCTTTATAGTGCTGAATTTGAGCGCACCCCGCCAAACTCAACATACTGACAAACAAGAATAATATTTTTTGCATTACAGCTTCGCCATTATCAATCGTGGATTAATAATGCAATAGCAAGGCAGGAATTAAAATCAAAAGTACGGACTCACACAAGCACCGTACAGGCGGCATTCAGCTTTGTTAGCCCAACAACATTAATGATAATTAAGTGTATCAAATTAACGATGCTGGCTCGATGTATCCAAATAAAGACTCAACATTTCCAACACGCTCTGTTTATCCCCTTCTGACAGCCCCAGAGCACAGCGCTCTGGCAGGTTGATTTCGGGACGGCCGAACTGGTGGGCGGCACCGTATTCCTGCGGGGTACCGAAGTAGAGAGTCTGGGGATCGAGCTGGGCAGCCAGCAGTTCTGGCAACGCGCTGACCGCAGCCACGCCGTTCCCCTGCTCCAGTACAGCGAGCCGTGCCAGCAAGCTGGCCAGATAGTCGCTCGCCTCCACCAACCCCACCATATTGAGCACACTCTCGTTATTTGCCATCTGATTACCCCCCTGCTGCTTGTTGTGCCAGTGCTCGTATCCTGCGCCCAATGAAAATTGGGCAGCCAGGTCAAATATCACGGTTTATCAACTTTTATCATTAAATCATCAATGGTATAAGATTATGAATTAGCTAACATTTCTCTCGTCATCACACACACAAGGGAGAATGTTATGACCAAGCAATCAAACCACAATGCCGATATCAGCAACCCCAACAAAGGCTCGAACGGTACCAACCCTACCTATGACCGTAATCAGGGGAACCGTGGCTGGCAATTGAATCCGCAGACCCCGAAAAGCGGCGGCAAAAAGTAAGCAAGAGACACCGGGGGGCTCGTCCCCCCCTTATCTGGATCCCTATGACACAGAACGAGCAATCCACCGGCGCCAAGCGCCCTTTTAAACAGACTCGGGCCCTTATCCGGCTTGCTCTCAACGATGGTCTTACGCAAAAAGAGATCGCCGCACTTTGCCGAACCCAGCAATCTATTGTCAGCGCGTGGGCAAAAGGGACGAAACTGGCCAATGAAGGGCAACTGACCGAATTGCTGACCCGCTATGGCCATACGCTGCGCCGCCAATCCTTTCGCCTCTATTGGTCTATCGATGATGAAACCAAGACGAAGAAATTTTATCGGGTTGAGGGCAAGGTGATTTTCCAGCACATCTTCTACAACCTGCGGCGCGATGCCCGCAGCGGAAAACAGCACAAGATCAACCCGGAAGAGCGCCTGATTGTGCATCACCAAGGGCAGGATACCTTTCGAATAGTTTCTCAAGCGCGCATTCAATTTAACGATGGGCTGTTACTCGATAGCCATCAGGATGATTCGATTTGGTTCTCATCCATTTCTCCCCCACTAACTTGCAAACAACTGGTGGGCCACCTTGATAAGGCCGGCACTGAAATAGCGTCCACATGGCCTAGCGATGGCCACACCCTCCCCTTTCTGATCCGCCAAGCCCTGCTGCAACACGGCTTTCAGGTGGAAGGGATTGAGGAGTACCCGGCACAGTGGTAGCCTCACCGGACACCCAAACAGGTGTCAGAGCACCTTAACGCTCTGAAAGGCGGCAATACCGCCACAGATTTGAGCACTCTTGCGAGTTAAGCCCTGTGAACAGCCCTTTGCTCTCACGGCGCGATTCAAATCGACAAGGGGTATGCAGGCGGCTCATACAGAGCTAGGCGAACAGGTCACCCAGTAGCCGAAATGGCTGTATACCAACAGGGATAGGGGTGGGCGCGATACCCAAGCCGTCAGTATCTGGCCGCTTGGGTATTTTTATTTTTCCCCTGCCCCCCTCACCCTCCCCTCACCCTCTCCCGCAAGGGGAGAGGGGGCTAAAGAAGATCGGTCGCTAAAAAAAGCCACCGCCATCACCCCTCCCCTTTATCAGCTGGCGGTTTGCTGGCCGACGTAGCGGCAACCAGTTGCGGCTCATCGGGCTCGGCCTGCGGGATCTGCATCTTCTTGTGGGCCCAGTCGAGCGGGATGCGCATGCCGCAGGCGGCCAGCTTGGGCAGGCTGTCGGCATAACGGCAGATATCCTCCGGCTCGGTTACATCAAACTCCAGCCGGGGGCTGCGGCGCGGCCCCTGATAGCTCTTGCCGTTCAGGGCATAGAGGGGATAGACCAGATCGCGGGTCAGGGTGGCGGCGAGTTGTCGGAGATCGGCATCCCGTACCTCCTGGCGCACCTCGTTATGGACATTGCCCAGGGCATTGGTCGAGCTCTTGCCATCGGCCTGCGAGGTCAAGGTGCCCCCCAGAATGGCCTTGCTCATGGAGCGCTCGCACCACTCCATCATCACCACAAAGGGATCGGCCTGACCGCTGGCGGCGTTCTGGAACTCAATCTCCATCCCGCGCGGGATAATGCCCCCGGCGTTATGACCGATGGAGAGCACCGCCTGCAGCAGGGTGGCCTTCTCTTTCTCGGTCGCTCCTTCCGGGTATTTGCCAAGGCGCACCGGCAGGCCGTAGATCTCCAGAAACTCCGCCAGATCCCGCACGCTGTAGTTCTTGAACAGAAACGGCCAGATCAGGGTACGGACAAGGCCGGTGCGGGCCAGATATCCCGATTTGGAATTGGCCTTGTGCAGCAGCCAGCCAAACGGGTTGAGGGCAACCCCTTCATGGCTGTTATCACGCAGCCGCAGCTGGTTGCGATCGTCCGGGTGGGTCTGAAACCAGGCGGGATCGCGCCAGATGATGCCCTTGGGAAGCTGCAACCCCTCCACCAGCTCCCAGCCGCAGAACTCCTGGGCACAAAACCCCTTGAGCACCGCATCGGTGGCGTCAAAGATGGCATCATCAAACCAGGTAAAATCCTCAATCAGCTCGCGGATCATCTCGCTGTCACGCTTCTCCGCCGGGGTGGCGTTGCGGGGTGGTTCGATTGTCCAGCTTACCCCAAGCAGAGCGCGGCGACGTTTGCCGAGTTCACTCTGCAGGTGGGCATCCTTCTCCTCCATGTCTTCGGCCAGCTCGCACTGGGCGATCAGGTTGCCCTGTTCCGCCTCCTTCAATGCGGCTGCCGCCCTGCTCGGGGTGAGCCCCACCGTGGGGTGTTCACTGTAGTGACGGCGCAACTGGGCAAGCGCCGCCGAGTTCTCGGTCTGCGGCTCCTTTTCAAGCCGCAGGGGATTGCCGTTGATATCGATGATCCTGCCCATTACCAGGCCCCTCTCTCGAACGAATGATGGTTATCGCCCCTTGCTTCATCGCGCTTGTTGGGCAGCGGGGTGAACTCGATAGCGCCTCCCTCCATCCAGCTGGCCCGCACCGCCATGGCCAAGGCCACCGCAAAGTCACCGTGGCGCTGTTGGCCCCCTTGGCCGGTGTTCTTGCCCTTGTCGATCTTGGGGATGCCGTTGATGACCTGGATTTTCCCCAAGTCATCCTGCACGTCCGCATGGCGCGGGATGGTCAGGTTGCCATCCTCAAACTCTACTTTTAGCTTGGGCATCCACTCCCGATACCAGGGGTCATTGAGCATCACGCACTCGATCATTCCGGCTCCCCAGCGCAAGCGGGCCGCCTCTGCCAGATAGCCGCCGTTACCGGTGGCATCGAAGGCCGCCGCCGTGAAACGGTGCAGCCCCTGCAGCAGATAAAACAGGATCTGGCGCTGACTCTCATAGGGGGCATTGACCAGCTCCACAACAAAAGGCACCTGTTTTCGCAAATTAGTGGCGAGGGAGAGCGGCACGAACACCGACAAGTCCCCTTTGCGGGCAAAGTCCTCTCCCAGCACATGGCGGCAACTGCGATCGAGCGCTTCCAGACAGGGCTTGAGGTTCTCCTCGCACCAGATATCCACCACCGCCTTGCGGGTCTCCTCGCTCGAGAGCTCAAAGTCTTTGGGGGCGGTAAAGCGCAGGATAGGGATATCCGGTTGCATCGCCCGCTCAATCAGGGTGCGCTTGATATAGACACCGCTGCTCTGCTTGGGTACGCAGAAATACTCCTCAAGGGCATCCTCTTCGGTGGCGGTGGCCTTGAGCAGCCCCGCCTTCCAGGCGTCCTCGGCTTCCTGTGTCCAAAGGCCGCCCTTGACCTGGCAGATCCGGCGATAGAGCCCCTGGCGGCAAGCATCGTCCAGGCTGATGGTATGGATGGAATACGCTTTACGGCCCGCTCGGCTGTCGTTGATGAGCTGGTTAAACAGGTTATCGACGCCGTTATGGGTACTGATCAACCGCACCTTGGCACCCCACATGGTCAGCGCCATAGCGGCCTTCAACACTTCGGCCAGTCGGTCGTGAAAAGCGGCCTCGTCGATGGTCACATTGCCCTGCATCCCCCGCAGGTTGGAGGGGTTGCTGGAGAGCGCCTGCACCTTGAAACCAGAGGCGAAATAGACCACGAAGGTGAGGATGGCTTTATGCTCGTCGTCGGTGAACACCTCCTCCTGGATCTCACCGGCCGCCTTGTTGTACGCCTTGGCCCACATCGCCACCGCATCGATAAACTCGCGGGCCATCTCCTTGTTGCTGCCCACATAGAAGTGGTGGCAACCCCCGGCCGTTTTGGTCTTGGATGCCGTCAGAGCCGCGTCAGCAGCCTCCGCCCAGGTGATACCGGTACGGCGGCTTTTCTCGGCAATCTTGAGCGGGCTCTCGTCGGCAATCCAGATGCGCTGGTACGGCAGCAAGACCTCGTCGGGGTTGTATTCGGTACCCAGGGTCTGGGCCAACTGCTGGGCGATAGGGGTCTGAGCAATGGCAGTCATCAGGCAATCCCCAATATTTCACGGCGAATAGCGGCAGCAGCCTCACCACTCAAGCCCGCCTGGGTCACGATGGCTTCGGTCTTGGCAGCCACCTCTTCGGCAAATGCCTGGCGGATCTCTTTCTCCCGCTTATGACTCTGCATGGCCGTCGATTCGAGCCGCTGGGCCGCCAGCATGGCGTTCTTCAGCATGTCGATATCCACCGCCTCCTCCGGGTTCTGCACCTGAGCCAGCATCGCCTTGAACAACTGGGAACGGCCCAGCTCCAGAATGAGTTTGGTGGTTTCCCCCATCGGCTTGTCGCCAAGCTGGGAGGTCAAGGCGGCCGTGGTTTCGCGCAAATCCCGCAGGTGCTGGCCGACCTGTTCAACCTGGCTGGCATGACGGCTTAACCCGGAGCGGGAGAGCTTGAGCTCATCGGGCAACCCCGTCTCCTCGATCAGGCCGTTGATCTCATCCAGGATGGCGGCCTGACTGTTGCCCTTATCCCGCAGCATCTCGTTGAGCGCGTTGCGGATGGACTCAGGCAGCAGCCACACCTTGCTGGCGCGGCCTCGGGTCGGTTTATCGGCCATGGTCAATCCTCCGCCCTGGGCTTCTTGACGCCGGGAACCGTTGCCCGGCCCTCTGCCGCGTCCTGGCCCCGACCGGTCAAGTGAGCCACCTGCACCGTGGCCAGTCGCTCAATGCGTACCAGCCCCTGCTCTTCCAGCCAGGCCAGCAGGGTCTTCACCCGATCCCGCGTCACCCGGCCGGTACCCAGCTGGTCGAGGCAGTCATTGAGGATTGACTCGTTGGCGGCACCACCGATATCCAGCAGGGAGCGCAGGATCACCAGCCGCTGCTGGGCGTCCAATATTTGTTGAATGCTCATGGCTTCTCCTTCTGTACGGCGGCGAGCTCATTTTCCAACAGCAGATCGGCAAGGCGGCGTGCTTGGCGCAGCTCCGGCTTCACCTCCCGCAACTCCCCCCGCAGCTCGCTGATCTCCAGCTGCAGCTTGTGCAGCTCACGCTCGCTCGGCAGATCAGCCAGCACCTGCTCCACCCGCTGCACTCTCTGAACCAGGGCTGTGAGGTCTTCGCGCTTGGCGTAGGTCTTGGAGAGCAAGATGATGACCACCAGCCCAACCAAACTGGCCAATGCATAAAGAGGCCCCCAGTTCTTAACGATGAAATCCCACACGGGTCGCCTCCTTGCGCTCATACAGGGTCTGGCACTCGATACAGCGCTCGGCACCAGGCTCGGCTACAAGGCGGGAGGTCGGGATGGCTTCGTCACAATCGCAGCAGATACCATCGCCGTGTGGCCTTGCCCTGTTCTGGTGGGCTTCGATAATGCGCCCAGTCCGATCGGCATCGGCCAGCTGGGCACGGTCTATATGGTCTGTCACATGACCTCTCCCGGAGCCCATCCCATTAGGCTATTTCACTTGCCATTTTGGCCCTGGGCAGTGCTCGAAAGCCTCACGTACTGCGTGTACGCTGCGGTTTCTGCGCGCTGTCCGAGACCAAACTGGCTGCGCCAATAACGCCTACTGGAACAGGCTCAAACAGTGTTTTAACGGACGGTATGGGTCGCCTTGATGCGACCCCAGATGGCGAGCAGGCCACCCACCGCACTGGCCAGATCCACTAGGGTGGATGCCAAGCTGGCTTGGGTACCCGCATCGACCGGCACACCGAACAGGCCCGCAATACCGGCCCCCACGACTATCACACCACCGATCACGGTGCGGCTTTTAAGGGCAGACTTCGATTGAGGTAACAGGGAATCAGGCATGATGGGCGTCCTTCTTTTGGGGTTGAAATAATGGAGGTTGGCAATAACGGGCACGGGCCCGCAGGCGATCCAGTTCGGTCACCGAACGCCACCCTTTCTCGAACAGGGATTGACGGGTCTGGTGGTGGCTGTAGAGCGGGATCGCCTTCGGGTCAGCGATCTGATTGGCCAAAGCGGCCTTGAGATGGGCTTTGCGCCCATCCTTGAAGCAAGCGAGATAGCGGGGGTTCTTGAGCTCAGGGATACCAAAGTAGCCCGCAGCCTGGATCGCGGCCGCCGCCTTCTGTTGCTTGATGGTCAGCACGCTCATGCCACCACCTCGCCAACCACATCGGAAAGGAGGTAGCTCTGCAGACGCAGCAGCCGGTTGATCCAGCCATCGGCATTGGCCCACTGGCTCGGGTCTTTGCGCACAATGCCGTGCATGAAGCTGGCCCGCTGCATCATCAGCGCCAGCAACAACTGGCCCTCGCCCTTGGCGCCCAGTTGCTGCTTGAGTCTGCCAATCGACACGGGGCCAAGGCGGCCATCTGCCATCACCCCCAAGACCTGTTGCAGCTGTTGGATGGCGCGTTTCGGCCCGTGATGCACCGCTGCATCAAACACGGCGATAGAAAGGGCCGGGCTTAAGCTGGCGATCAGGTCACAGCGGGCGGGAGCCCAGTAGTTCTGGCGGTAAAATGGCTCGGTATGGGCCGGGGTCAGATCACCGATAGCGATATCGGGTACCCCATTCCCATCGAGGTCGGCCATGCCGTCCTTCTTGCCATCGGCGGCATCGGCAATACCGTACTTGGTATGACCACCCCGGTCTGCCGGATGGTTGACTTCGCCCCCTTCCACATCGGGGCGAAGCAGCCATTTAAGAGCGAGTGATAACATAAAGGCCCCTCGGTGAACTGCGTTATCAGCAGCGTACCGAGGGGCCTGTATGGCATGGGTTTATGGTATGTTACTGTAAAAGACTGCTTTATAGCTTTTTCTGAGATAATCGCGGGATATGAAATAAATGAGTAAAGATATTGTTTATCACTACACTAGCGCAGATGGTCTAAGAGGTATTCTGAACAGCAAAAGTGTTTGTTTAAGAATGACAGACTCTAGATTTTTAAACGATAAAGAAGAGATAACTCACGGTAGTCAGTTAGTAAAAAAACTTATCGATGAATACGATAACAACCCAGAGGCAACCTTACCAGGGATCCCATCTCATACGGAATTCATGAGTATGCTTCTCGGCTCTATTGCTGATAGAAGCTTCTACAGCACATCATTTTCATCCGAAACTGAACAGCTATCCCAGTGGCTATCATATTGCCCACAACAAGGTGGGTACGCTATAGGCTTTGATAAACAGCAACTTATAAATTACCTTCGAGGTGAAAGAAATGATATTCATTTCTCATCGGTGAATTATGTAAATGATCTAGATGACCTAATCAAACAAATAAATCAAATAAAGTACAGCTACACAATAAACATACATAATCGAATAACAAGAGATCTGTCGATGTACAATTTAGTACCTCAAATACAGCATGTTTTAGCCACATCGAAGCAATCATATTTTAAATCGGAGAATGAAGTCAGAGCATACCTTGTAAAATCCCCAGGGGATAAAAATAATAACTTAGAGTTTTTCACTAAGGGCAGTGTATTAGTCCCATACAACCCACTAAATATCCCGAAAGAAATTATCACACAGGTCATTATTGGCCCCATGCAACATCAAGAATTAGCAATGATCGCATTAAATGAATTTAAACGCGTTAATAATTATGATTTTTCAATTCTGAAATCAAACATTCCATTTAGATGTTTTTAGCTCTTTTTTAAAACAAGTTTCGCTGTAAACGGTTGACTAGCAATTTTCGTTGCTCTGCCACCACTGCATAGGTCTGCGGTACCGACAGGCCATGCTTGCGCGCCAGCTGGTCGATATTGCGGCCATTGAACTCATCCCAGATGGCCCGATCACGCAGCGCGGCCTTGAGATGTTCCCCGGTAGGGAGGTAGTAGGCACGGCCACCCATATAGTGGGCCTGTACCAGCGCCAGCTTTCTGGCCTGAGCCTTGGCCTGCTCGGGCCCCATACCTCCTCTTGCCAGTTCGCAGGCCAGCACATCCACCAGCTCGCTCAGGGCTTTGGGCCATTTGGCCGTCAGTTCGGAGGCCGGAATCTGGTCGAGACGATCGACCAGTTGCCCCAGCGAGGCGTGATCATCGGCAAAGAGATCCTGATGCTGTTCCATGACTCCCCCGGCAAAATAGAAAAAGCGGTGTGCCGATTAGAACACAGGCCATTTTATGCGCACATTAGTTGCACTGCAGCCAGGCACCATGGAACCAACTGCCATGTGTGAGTCCCTTACCGTGACCGAATTAACAATGTCATCAATTTGCCATTGAACAGGCATAAATTGGGTATACATTACTTCTCTGCGTGTTTTTTGTAGCCATATGGAGATATGTGATGAGTAAGGAAGCTATCTATAAAAATCTGGAATCTTTGGCACCGGTCGTAAAGGTACTAGGGGAAGTGGACAAAGCCTTAAACGATAAGGAACGAACTGATTCTGACAGTGATGATATCAAGGAAGTGCTGGCTGCCGCAGGCGGTGTCGGTGCCGGTGCGGGTATTGGCTTTGCAGGTCTTTATTTCGGCGGTGTAACTGGTCTCTCTGCTGCTGGCATTACCTCTGGCCTGGCTGCAGCTGGCGGTCTCGTGGGTGGCGGTATGGCGGCGGGCGTAGCTGTTCTGGCGGCACCTGCCGTGCTGCTGGGTGTTGGCGCTTACGCTTTCGTATCACAACGTAACAAACGCAAGTTGAAAGAAAAGAAAGAGATGTTGCTGCAAGAAGCGATGAAAAAGCAGAACGCCATCATTTCAGAACTGCGCAAATCCTCAGACGACAACAAAGCAAGGGCAGACTATCTGACCAAACTCAACACACTCCTGCAATCAATCATCATTGACCTTGAGGGTGACTTGAAGGTGGCTGCCTGATGAGCAATGACAAGGGTGATTATCTCACCGATGGATTGAGGGTTGCAGTTCATCACAAGCAAATGCTTGATCAACTGGGCTCCGAACATGATGAACAGCGTCATAGCCTTGATGCTGCGATCAACTCCAGTGAAGCCTTGCTCCGACGCTTGGGTAAGGCATTACCGGTAAAGGACTCCAGCACGTCAAACTCTTTGCACGTAATTACCCCTGTCAGGACAAAATCATGGGAAGAAATCCTTGCAGAGGCTAAACAAGCAATACCTGGTGAGGTCGATTTTAATGATGTACTGACGCCAGCGGAAATTGATGCTGTATCGGCAAAACATCAGAAACTCGGTGAGCACCTGGGTTGGCTCGGCAGCCTTGATCGATACGATGTTGCACTGGCTGTTTCTGCGGGCATCCTCTCCGGGCTTATCGATATCTTTCTTGTCCAAGTGCCCGCACATCCAGGTTTTTTGGGTAGCCCTGCTTCGGAAGGGGGATGGCTATCCAATAAGGTCAAGGAGCTTTTTGGCGAAGTTCTGCCACCAGAAAAGATCAAAGAGCTTGAGGGGTTGTACAAAGTCTCTTTCGATCCCTCAACTAGCAAAGGTCTGGAAGAAGCGGTTGCTGGATTGGGCCCTCGCACCCATCGCTACCAATCATTGGGACATGACCCCATCCTAGGTTTCATTTTTGGGGTCAAAGATGTGTTGTGCGGTGAATTTACTGCCATTGATAAGTTTGGCAACGTGATTGTCCAACAAACTGCTGCGCCATTACTGGAGGGTGAGCATTTTATTATTAGGCTCCTGGAGGCCATCAGAAAAGTTGGCGGTCATCTGGCATCAGATGTAGCAACATCAGCAGGCCTGCCCGCCCCCCTGATGCCCCTTCTCTCTTTCTTTCAATTCGGAACGATAGGAAAGCAAGGCTACACCATCGCAGAAGTTGCAAGACAGATGTATCGCAGTGGATATGACCTGCGTCATTTCATTGCGGCATCAGTGCCATTGGCGATCAGTGAATTGATTGTTCGGCTTGGCTTTATGGTGAGAAAGCTCAATGCGGGAGCGACACTGGCCGAGGCATTTCCCAATGCAGCGCATCCGCAACTTCGTCGCCAGCTGCTGATTGCACATGGGGTGGCCGGTGTGATCAATGCAGGCAAAGTGACAGTGACCAGCAACCCCTTATCTATTAGCTGGCCACTTGTTTTAACGCTGCTGCGCTACGGTATGCCAGAAATGATGTATTTGATTTATGGTCAAGAAAAAGAGAGAGCAAAGCTGGTTGAGACCGAGATAATGGATGACTACAGAGCCATTCATCAGGAGCTGGATACACAGCTTAAGATGCTCCCTCACATCGTGATATAGGCTTGGTAAAATGCAGCCCCGCATCGCGGGGCTTTCTTAAAGGTAAATCTATTATCTTGCAGACCACTTCTTCAGCGCCTCCAGCACTTTTACGGCTAGAGGCGCATCCAGCCAGCCCACCTCGGCCACCCCGACCCCACTGTTTAAACGGGCGGTCATCCGTTGCACCCAATGGTTTAATGCGGTTTCCGAACCATCCCTGACGATGCCAAGGCGGGCCATCTCACACCAGATGGCCCTGATCTTGGCAATTTCATTGACCCTGACGTGGCTACCGGCCGCCGGACTCAACCGTTTATTGGCCGTATGGCGAGCAGGTTTGGGAATAAAGCCCGCAGCCTTGAAGGCAGCCAGCACCTGTTCCAGCTCCTGTTCGCTTAACAGGGCGGCGCTGCGCTTGCCGGTGTAGCTGGCCAACAGGTCGCGGTAACACTCGTCATCAAGTGCCAACGCACGGCGCCCTACCTGTACCAACCGGATCAGTCTGCTGCGCTTGTCCATCACCTACCCCCTCCCCGTTCCGCCTTGCTGTCATGGTGCTACTCGGCCACTCTCAGCTGTTGGTAGTGCTCATTGAGGCACCCCCGACACCAGCTGGAGAGCCGGGTGGCATCACTCGCCACACCGAAAAACTCGGTATCCCATGGCCAGAACTCGCCACAACGGGGGCAGCGCTGCTCCAGCCCCAGTTCGGTGATGCAGGCCCGACCGCTTTGCAGGCGGCGAGCCAGAATATGGGGGGCCAGCAGGGGGCTATAGATGGCCATGGCGATCCCCGGTTTCGTGTACCCCGCCACAATCTCTGACCGATTTGGCCTGCTGCAGCTCTGCCACCAGTTGCCAGCGCATCTGGCAGGCTTCTCCAGCCAGCGCATGAAAACCACGGGCGCGTGCCTCTTTATCAAACTGTTTGAGCTGTTTGCACACAGCCCGTTTGTCAGCAGCAACCAGTGCAATGGCTGCGCTGCTGAATATCTTGGTAAGTCGAATATCCATCTCTGTTTTGGTCATCGCCGTGCTCCTTGTATCAAGACGGTGAAGACCTGGGCCCAGATCGTTTGGTTGCTCATCAGTACCCGGCCACCACACCGGATAGACAGGGCGGCAGTGCCGCCCTGTTTCGCAGCGGGCTATTACTCGAACTGCAGTGGCGTCACCCCTTGATACTCCTCGGCATTGAGGGGGGCAGGCCCCAGCCCCAGCGCCCAGAGCAAGGCGGCCTTGATGCCATCCTCATAGGTGTCGTCGGGGTAGCAGGTACCCTCGGTTTCGGTGATTTGCTCACAGAGCAGCAGTTGCTCTTCGGCTTTTTCCACGTTGATTTCCATCACACCTCCCCCCTATACCTTGGCCAGATCCAGGCTCATCTGGATGTAACGCCCGTGAGCGTCACGCTCGTAGAGCCGCAGATATTGGCTGGTGCCGGTCACCTGGATAGCATCGACAGCGGCTTGCATGGCCAGCAGCCAATCCGGGTCATCGATATTGAGCTGGCGCAGGGAGAGCACCTGATTCACGTCGATATGACCGCTCTTGGATACCCGAAAGGCATGGTCTACCAGAGCGCGGATCTCGCTGCTGGCGCCATCGCTCCAGCGTTCGATGCACTGGTCAATCAGCGCTTTGGCGGCCTGGATCCGTTCATCAAATTTGCGGTGCTCCCCCACCGCCCGAATGAGCTTGTAACGGCCATCAAAACTGAGCAGGGTCACGTTGCCCTTGGTGCCGCCCCACGCCACCCCGTACTGCTCGGCGGAGAGATCCACAAAGTCAGCGATCTGTTGCATGGCGCCAATCTTGAAGGCGGCCAGCTGTGCGCGCTGCTCGCGAGCTGCGGCGATAATGGCCAGCACCACTTCATCGCGCAGCTTGTCTGCCGGGGCGATCAGGTTTTCCGGTACCCAGTGCCCCTGAGCGTTCTGGCGCATCGGGGTTGTGCTGGCGGTTTGTGCTTCTTGCATGGGTTTCTCCTTAATGGAAATTGTTGCTGCCGGGCACCGGAGGACACATCACGGCGCTGTACTGCTCTGCTGTCGCGCTCGCCAGCTCCTCCTGATGGGTCGCGCTGCAGAATTCGAGAAACTTGGGTAACTGGCGCAGCACCACCCGCGCCAGCGCCTCGTCTTCTATCTCAAGCTGGATCTTGCTCATCTCATCCCCCTTGCCGGTTGCAGGATTCTTGGCGCCAGTGGAGCAGGCAGCCGCCAAAGCGCACCAGGGCGACTTCGCGCACCACGCCCGCCAGACATTCACGGCTCAACACGGCGCGCGCCTGCATCTCTTTGGGCAGTGGCCCGGTGACCGCCAGCAGCGGGGTATGGCAAACCCGACTGGTGCGAACGTCATATCCCTTGGCCGTCAGCCAGTGGCTGAGTTGCTCGGCGGTCTTTTGCAAATTGCTGTGCAGATGCTTTTTCATCCCGTTCTCCTTGTGATCTCGTCACCGGGCCCACCGCGAAAGAGCCCACCAACCCTTATTTGCCTTCTTGCTTGTCGAGCAGCCGGTTGTATTTGATGGCCATGATTTTCAGCTCTTCGGCCAGCAATTCACTTAGAATGCGCAAGCTGCTGCTGGCATTGTCGCCATCGCTTTTGGCCTGACGGCGCAATCTGGAGAGGGTGGCCTCGGCGTCATAGCGAGCCATTTTCTGCGACCCTTTGCCCTGCTCTACCGATAACCGCATCGGGCGGCGCAGTTGCTGCGCCTCGGTCAACTGGCTATGGGGGCAACCGCTGCGGCATGCCTTCCAGAGCTTGATATCCATCGGACTGCTACCCACTTCGCTGGGGCCTCGGCGTTGGTGAGCGAGACACTGGTGCGCCGGGATATCCCCCAAGATCGGGCACCTCACCTTGTTGCCCATCAGGGCCCCTTCCACCAGGGTTTGTACCCTTGCCATATCGCCGGGATACTTTTCGTTGCAGACCTGGCTGATGGTGGTGCGAGAGAGCCCGAGCTTCTCGGCCACCTGGGCCAGCGAGCTGGCCGCCACTTCGGCCTGCAACACCTCAAGCCACGTTTCCATGTGTCTCCTCCTCCCGCTGGTACGGGTATAACTGCTGCTGGTTTTGATCCCAGCAACCATGGTCACGACACAGCGGGGCATAACGGCCTGTATCCCTGACCAGCTGATAGCGTCCTGTCAGGCCGTGTCTGGCGGGCACAGGCAGCAAACTGTCAACTTTGAACAGCACTTTGACGTAACCGGCTTTCACCAACCTATCGGTGTAAAACCAGGCTTGTTTCTGACCCGTCTCTGCCGTCAGCATCAGGTCTGTCAGGGTGAAGAAGCGGCTGATCTTCATGGTGTTCCACATTTTCTGTTGATTGGTTTTGCGCTTGTTCCGGCATTTTGGCCGCTTCTGGCCACTGGTCAGGGCCCGAAACACCCGGATGGAACGGCCGAGCAGATGGTACAACGTGAGGAGTTTGATGAGGAGTACGCGCTGATCGATGGCTACCATGTCACCGTCAGTACCGGCCATGGTGCGTTTAATGATGATCAT